GTGCTGGCCGTGGTTTTGGAGCGATTGCCGCTGGTATTGGGTTAATTACTCTTGCAATTATTGCCCCTGGGGCTGGTTTTGCCTTGTCGGCAGGTGGGTTTACAACAACAGGTGTTGCAGCTTCAGGAGCTGTTGGTGTAATTGCCCCAGGATTCGCATTAGCCAGCGGTCTGGCTGCAGCAGCAGGCAACCTTGGTATTGGTCTGGTTTTTATGGGCATTGCTCAGGCAATTTCACCACAACCAAATCTCGACAGCACTCTTGACGAATCAGCACAGCTCGAATCTTTTACGTTCTCCAACGTTGTAAATACGTCAAAACAAGGCTTGCCAGTACCGTTAGCGTATGGGCGGGTTTTTGTTGGATCGGCAATTATTTCTAGCGGTCTTGACGTTGATGAGGTGAAGGGATGACACAAACCAAATATGTTGCTGGTTCTGGTGGCGGTGGTGGCGGCAAAGGCGGTGGTGGCTCGCATACCCCAACAGAGGCTGATGATACGCTCCAATCAGTTCAGTTTGCCAGTGTCCTTGACGTAATTAGTGAAGGCGAAATTCAAGGTTTAGAAAACGGCAACAAAAGCATTTTTCTAGAAGATACGCCGATCGAAAATGCCGATGGTTCAAATAATTTTCAAAGTTTTGAAGTCGTTACACGCACTGGAACTCAAACTCAAACCCATATTTCTGGCGACTTTGGTTCAACCCAATCTGAACAATCGGTTAATGCTGAGGTTTCAAACAGCACTCCCGTCACTCGATCAATTACAGATACAGATGTAGATCGGGTTCGTGTCACATTAACAATTCCATCGCTGCGAATTGTCGAAGACGATGGCGACATTACGGGGCACTCGGTTTCAATTAAAATTCAAATTCAATATAACGGCGGCGGTTTCAACGACGTAGTTTCAGACACGATTTCAGGCAAAAGCAGCGCAAAGTATCAGCGTGACTACATGATCGCGCTCAGTGGTGCTTTCCCTGTTGATATTCGGATGGTGCGTGTTAGTGCTAATGAAACAAGTACGCGCCGCGCTAGCTCAACATTTTTCCAAGCTTATACTGAGATTATTGATGAAAAGTTTCGCTACCCAAACTCTGCATTAGTTGGCCTGCGTTTTGATTCTCGTCAGTTTGGCAGTGTTCCTAACCGAAAATATTTAATTCGGGGCATCAAGGTCAAGATTCCAAGCAATGCAACAGTAGACACAACTACGCATCTAGGACGGATTACATATTCCGGTGTTTGGGACGGCACGTTTCAAGCAGCAACTTGGACAAACGATCCAGCTTGGTGTTTGTATGACTTGTTAATTAATGATCGATATGGGGCAGGAATCCCAGAAGACACGCTCGATCGCTATGACTTTTTCTCAATTAGCCAGTATTGCAATGCTTTAGTTAATGACGGGGAGGGAGGTCAAGAGCCACGGTTCAGTCTCAACATGCTAATTAATAGCAGGGATGAGGTTTACAACGTCATTCAACAGCTGACTGGTATCTTCCGGGGGATTGCGTATTACGGCTCTGGATCATTGGTGTTGCTGCAAGATAAGCCAACGGATTCCCAATATTTGCTTGGTCCATCTAATGTTGCTGGAGGGACGTTTTCTTATTCTGGGTCTTCACAAAAGTCTCGTCATACCGTTGCTGTTGTGGCATGGCAGTCATACGACACCCGTGGTGGCATTGAGTATGAATATGTTGAAGATCATGCAGCTGTTGCCAAATACGGCATTATCAAAAAAGACATCAAGTCCATTGGTTGTTATAGCCAAGGCCAAGCCCATCGTCTTGGCAAATGGACATTGCTTTCAGAGCAAAACCTGACTGAGACTTGTGAATTTGCTGTTGCAATCGACAGCGGAATCATTGTTCGCCCTGGCATGGTGGTTGATATTGCTGATCCTTTGCGTGGTGGAACGCGAAGAAGTGGACGAGTCAGTTCTGCAACCACAACTGTTATCACAATCGATAGCACCACTGATTTGTCGGTAAATCTTGCAAACAGCCCAACCATCTCAGTGATGATGCCAACTGGTTTAGCAGAGACTAGGAGCATTAGCAGCATTTCAAACGCAGCAATTACTGTGACGGCAGCATTTAGTGAAGCGCCTAATGCTGCTGCGGTTTACATGATCGAAACAACTGATATTCAAGTTCAGAAGTTTCGTGTGCTGTCGGTAGCTGAATCAGGCGATGGAGTTTATGGCGTAAGTGCCATTGCATATAACGAATCAATTTACGCAGCTATTGAAGAAAACATTTCGCTGACGACGCGAGATATTACCAATCTTTCTGCCACGCCTTCTGCCCCGGAAAATCTTACAGGCAGCGAGTTCTTATACCAAGAAGGCCAGACAGTCCACACTGGTTTTGACTTTAGTTGGAGCCATGACCGTCGCAATACAAATGACTTCCTTGTTAAGTACAAACTAGATAACGACAACTTCACCACGCTAGTTACGGGCAACCCATCAATCACGCTAAGGGCGTTGCGTGCTGGAACGTTAAGCGTGCAAGTTCTTGCTCGAAACTATCTAGGCAAACAAAGCATCATTTCAACAGCAACGTTCACGCTTGTCGGAAAAACGGCAGTACCTGGCGATGTGCAGAACCTGTCGATTGAACCGATTAGTGCCAACAGTGCTCGCCTGCGGTGGGATCAAACAGTTGACTTAGATGTAAAGGTCAACGGTTTGGTGCATATCAAGCACAGCAGCTTGACGGATGGAACGGGCACTTGGCCTAATTCTGTTGACCTGATTCCTGCTGTTGGTGGTAACTCAACTGAAGCGATCGTTCCGTTAGTTGCTGGCGAGATATTCGCCAAATTTGAAGATGATCTAGGCAACAAGAGCACGAATGCAACCAGCGTTTTAATGCAATTTCCCGATACGTTGGGGCGTTTAATTGTTCAAACCCGTAGGGAAGACCAAGACAGCCCGCCGTTTCAGGGCACAAAAACTGATTGCTTTTACTCTGACGGTTTTGATGCGTTAATTATTGATGGTAACAAGAATATTGATGCTGTGACAGATTTTGATGCGATTACGTCGCTTGACTTCTTAGGCGACATCCTTAGCTCTGCTGAATATCAGTTTGTTAATACGTTAGATCTAGGCGCACGATTCTCATTAGATCTTCAGCGGCGGTTTGTTACTCGTGCGTTCTTCCCGAACGACACAGTTGATGCACGCTCCGCATTGGTAGACAGCTGGAGCGATTTCGATGGAACAGACGCTGATGCTGTCAATGCCAAGCTGTATTTCAGGAGCACTGTTGACGATCCATCGGGAACTCCTACTTACAGCGCATGGCAGGAGTTTATTTCTGGAACGTTTGAGGCCAGGGCGTTTCAGTTCAAGGCAGAGCTAAACAGCTCTGACATCGCGCAAAACATTTTGGTTGATGAGCTGGGTTATGAAGCGACGTTCCAACGGCGGCAAGAAAACAGCAATGGCACCACGGCATCAGGTGCTAGCACCAAGAGCGTGACCTTTGACAAAGCGTTCTTTGCTGGTACGGCATCACTTGGCGGAGCGAATGCTTACCTACCGAGCGTTGCGGTTACGATTCAAAACCTTGGCAATGGCGAGCGTTTAAACGTCAGTAATGTCAGCGCCACTGGGTTTGACCTAGATATTTTGGATGGCAGTAACAACAATGTTGATAGGAACTTTACCTATGCAGCGGTGGGTTATGGCAAGGCGGTTTAGTATGGGGCCAATGCTGTCCACAACGGGCTAAGAAATGGCAACTCATGACTATGTCGTAGCAAATGGCACCGGCAGTGCCGTGAGAAGCGATCTTAATAATGCTCTTGCGGCAATCGTTAGCCAAAACAGCAGTAGTTCCGCGCCATCGACAACTTATGCGTATCAAATTTGGGTTGACACCAATACGAACAAGATAAAGCTGAGGAATAGTGCTAACAACGCTTGGCTTGAGGTTGGCACAACCACAGGTGGGGTGCTTTCAGTCACTGATGCGTTGGTTAACGCGATCACTGTTGGCCGTGGAGCGGGTGACGTTGCGACGAATACGGTTGTTGGCAACAACGCGCTGGATGCAAATACTTCAGGTGCAAATAATACGGCGATTGGTGATGAGGCACTGACTGCAAACACTTCTGGAGATAGCAACACTGCTGTTGGACAAGATGCGCTTAGTGCAAACACTGGATCAAACAACAGCACCGCAGTTGGTCGCGATGCGTTGAAAGTAAGTACAGGCGCAAAAAACACTGCACTCGGCGCACAAGCACTTGATTCAAACACTTCAGCAGAAAACAACGTTGCTGTTGGTTATGCAGCGATGGATGCAAACACCACTGGCACTAGCAACGTAGCTGTTGGTGCGGAAGCACTTGATGCAAATACCACCGCTGATAACAACACTGCTGTTGGTTATCAATCTTTAACAGCAAACACTACAGGATTTAGCAATAGTGCTTTAGGTAAAAGTGCTTTAGGTGCTAACACAACAGGAGATAAAAATGTTGCTGTCGGCCATAACGCACTTGTTTCCAACACTACTGCCAATGAAAACACAGCTTGTGGATACCAAGCTCTCTATAGCAACACCACTGGTGCTACTAACACAGCTACTGGTCAAAATGCTCTAAATGCAAACACAACTGCTAATGACAACACAGCTACTGGATCCAATGCTCTTGTTTACACCACTACTGGTGGTAATAACACAGGTACGGGAGCTAGTGCTCTTCAACAAAACACCACTGGCGTTGAAAATACAGCTACTGGATACCGAGCCATATTTACCAATACCACTGGACAGCGAAACGTAGCTAACGGAGCCCAAGCTCTATATAGCAACACTACTGGTAATTACAACACAGCTAACGGATTTAACGCTCTATTTGCCAACACCACTGGTAATTACAACGTAGCTGTTGGTTCATTGGCACTTGAAACAAATACAACTGCTGACCAAAACACTGCTGTCGGTTATAACGCTCTTAAGACTAACAGTACTGGAACTAACAACGTAGCTGTGGGATTCCAGACTATGCGTAACAACACTAATGGCACTTTCAACACAGCCATAGGGCAAGAAGCTCTTCAAAACAACACCACTGCTAGTAACAACGTAGCTGTTGGACGACAGGCTCTCAGTGCCAATACTACCGGCGCTAACAACGTGTCTGTTGGATTTCAATCTCTCTACGACAACACCACTGGTAATCAAAACACAGCCACAGGGTATCAGGCTTTATATGCCAACACTACTGGTACTAGTAACGCGGGTTTTGGCGATTCTACCCTTCGTACCAACACTACTGGTATCAACAACACAGCTTTAGGAATAGCTGCTCTTTATTCAAATACTACTGCTAGTGGCAACGTAGCGGTTGGGTACCAGTGCTTGTATTACAACACTACTGGTGTTAACAACACAGGTGTTGGACGGAATGCTCTTGTCCTACTCACCACTGCCAATCACAACACTGCAATTGGCAGAGAGGCGGGTGACACAATTACTACTGGCGATGCAAATATTTGCGTTGGTTATAACGCTGATACTGCTACGAATAGCCAAGTACATTCAATTACAATCGGTAACAGCATTTCGGCTGTAGGTAATTATTATTTCACTTTTGGCAGCTCAGGTAACCGCGTCTACAACCAGTTCAATTCAAACGCATCGTGGGCTCGCAGCTCCGATGTTCGCCTAAAGAAAGATATTCAAACCAATGCTGATTTGGGTCTTGGTTTTATTAATGACCTAAGAACGGTTACTTATAAATGGAAAGCACCTTCAGAGCTTGATACCAGCCTTTCTGGTTACAACGCAGACAAGACCGAAGCTGACTACACCAACAAGATGTACGGCTTTATTGCTCAAGAAGTAAAGCAAGCTCTTGATGATCACAACGTCACTGACTTTGCTGGCTGGACTGTTGACAATGAAGACATTCAAGGCATCAGCTACGAGATGTTCGTGATGCCGCTGGTTAAAGCGGTGCAGGAACTCTCTGCAGAAAATGAAGCACTCAAGGCTAGACTTGATGCTGCAGGCATCTGACCCCCACTACTTACAGAACAATGTCCGAAGAAACTCTGACAGCTGCAGAAATTGCCCAGCACTATTCTGCAGCTTTGGATTCCGTCACTGTCATCACTGAGCTGATGGCACTTGATGCCCGCGACGATAACGAGACAGCAACAGTTGCCCGCAATGTCGAGCACCTGCAGTTGATGGTTGCCAAGACCTACTGGACAACAGAAGATCTTGCTCCTTTGAACGCAGCAATCACCGCAGGTAGCTGATGCAAAAACCTGATCCAATGATGTCCGCGTCTTACGGGGCTACGGACACCGAGGCCCAAAATAATCGCCTTGTCTGGCTCGATATGCTTTACAAGCATGAAAAAAGAGACGACCCAGCACACCCGAAGCACGGTCTTTATACGGGCCTAAACCGTAAGCATTCGGTTTGGCCTGGT